TTCAGGTAAAGACATTGACAAAGATTTGTATGACTTCGGCGAATTGCTAGAGAACATAAATCAATATGACACCAAGTACTTGAAGGTTGCGTTGGAACACCGCCACTTATTTCTTCTTGATTAAATCGTTTACATTATCTTAAATGTGTGATAGAATAGTTCACACACAAACACTCAATATGATACACGCCACAGTAAAACAAATCCGACAAGCCTTCATTGACGCTTTAGCGAATGAGGAGTTTGTTATTGATAAGACCGGTTCAAAATTAGTAGAATTGGTTGGCACTTCCTTTATTGCATCTGAACCTGCAATCTTCGGAAAGCCAAATACCGAATATATCGAACGTGAGATTTCTTGGTATGAAACAATGTCGTTATACGTTAAAGACATTCCAGGAAAGACTCCAAAAATCTGGGAGCAGGTTTCCGATCGGTCTGGAAAAATCAATTCAAACTATGGCTTCTTGATTAACTCCTCGGCTAACGGATATCAATATGAACACGCTTTGGACGCACTGATACAGGACCCATTTACACGTCGTTCTATTATGATATACACCCGACCAAGCATCCAAAGCGAATACAATTCAAATGGAATGTCGGACTTTATCTGCACAAACACAGTTCAATATATTATCAGAAACAACAAATTGAATGCAATTGTCAATATGCGTTCTAATGACGTTGTCTTTGGATACCGAAACGACTGGGCTTGGCAGAAATACGTTCTTGACAATATGGTTGCCGATTACAACAATTTAACAACTAAATTATCTAAGATGCAAAATACCGAAACACCAGAACACATTACTGCTGGAGATATTCTTTGGCAAACTGGTTCACTCCATGTATACGAAAGACACTTTAACCTTATAAAATAACCACAATATGACAACACCAAAAATTACTCCAATCGCCAACGAAGTATTCCAAACTGAAACTGTTTTAGCTTTATTAAACAAACAAATCGCCCATATCGAGGACGAAATTGATAAATCAGAATTTCCATCAGACGTAAGAGCGACTAGAACATCGCAACTCAATATTGCATTAACTTTACGAAAGCAAATTAACACTGCCTTAGAAAATATTAGGGTTGTTTGCTCTATAATAGACAACACCATTAATGACGCTTATGTTGACATGAGCTTTCTTGAAGCTGAAGTTGGTTCTGGTGATACGTTTCCAACTGAAGATTCTATTCAAGTTGAGACACCATGCAAGGACAAACCTGAATCGGTTCGAGTTCTTGAAGAGTGCGCTGAACTTCAACTTAAGAAGTCACGCGATTATCAGAATCCTAATTCAAAGATTAAGCAAGCCGATTATTATCCACGCGGACTTAACACAATCATTGACATTATCTGGGCTAAAATCCTTCGGACTCGTTCAGTTCTAGATGCAATGGATTCTGACGCAGAATACACTCCAAACTTTGAGTCCATCGAAGATTCATTAAAGGATCTTATCAACTATTCGTCCTTTGGAATCTCATGGCTTCGTGGAGGAATCGAAGGACAACAGGTTGAGGTTACGCCAAAACTACAATTCGTCGACGCACCTCTCTTTGAAGACGAGGAGGTATCTGAAGACACTGACGACGAGGATACTGTATATCTGCCTGAAGAATCGGCTAGGATGATTGCATCCGAATTTAACTCTCTTCTTGTTAATGTTCATGCCGTAATCGTAGCTGATAGTGAGGCCAAAAACACTCCATTACCAGAACATGACACCCATCTTCAAAATCTCATTGACCGCTTTAACGTATTAACGTATGGCGATAATACACAAAGTGACGACACTTGGGTCTCACTTCTAATCGACCAATCAAATTACATTGACACACTTTAAATTTAAACTTTAATATGGATACAAAAAAGAAATGTAACGTTGCCGTTGGAAAGATTGGCCGAGTTATTGCATTCAATCCAGATAAATGGTCACCTGTTGGAGGAGACGCTGAGGCGCCTCCTTATCTGGAACAAATTTTTCTGCATAACCCGCAAAACACATACTATCTCGTTGGTAGTACTGATTGGCAAAGCTTAAGTCAAGCCGACCGAGACAGAATCAACAAACACGGAAACGTGATTGATGTCTGGGCAGGTTTTAAAGAATGGACTAATAAAAACAAAGACAAATGGGACCTTGCTTTCCGTCGTGTTGAATATATGAACGATTGGATGGAAGAACACAAAGACCTTCAGTTTGATTACGGTCTTATCTTTGCAGGTCCTGCTTCGCTTTCATCTATTCCCGGCTACTCACGGTTGATGACTAACCCTTCTCAACTTGCTAAACCACTTATTATGTGTAGCAATTATGCTGGACCTATCACAAAGTTTTTAAACGACCATCCAGACCTTAAGTACATCTTAATCGGAACTGACCAAAAGTATGTTCCTGGCTCGCAACGCGATATGTTCAATGTTCCGCACATGGTTATGTCTCAATGGAACGAGGTTCACACATTCAAGGTTCGTGAGAATTATGAAAGCACTACAATGATTGAAACCGAGGTTCCTGCATTCTATTCTGGAATTGAGACTTCATTCCTAATCGACCTTGAACGGCGTAAAGATGAACCCGAGGATACTTTGGAATCATTCTTTGGAACCGATCCCGAGGAAGAAGAACAAATCCGCTTCATGGTTGTATCCAACGAATGGAAAGGAAACAACACTCGATACAAAATGCTCAAAGAAGCAATTCTTGACCATATGGACGACGTCCATGTCTATGGAAAATGGAGTAAAGAAACCGTCGGCGATGACCCGAGATTCAAAGGCGTGGTTGAATACCAAGATTATTTAAAGTTGCTTAAACGCACGAAATATTCATATGTTGCGACAACTAGTATCGGTTATCCAACTCCAAAAATGTGGGAACTTATCCACAACGGCGTTATCCCATTCATGCACCCAGTATACGACAAATATCGTCTTATACCTAAGCCTGAGTACCTTTATGTTAAGAACGGTTCAGAGATGAAAGAAAAAATGGACTTCCTTGACGCAAACCCAGCGGAATACGAAAAACTCCTTGCGGAATGCAAGGCTATGATTAAACCTGAATTTTACAACGGAGATTATTTGAACAACATAACAAATAAATTCATCGAGATGCTGGATACTCCTAGAGAAGAAATTGTCAAACTATTAAAAAAATAAAAAATGAACAAACAAGATATTACACACGCTGTAGTTGTTCCTCTTATCGGAGGAGAACTACTTGGACAAATGGACGCCTTAGACGGAAAACTGCCTGAGGTTATTATGAGTTACACACCGTTTGGTGCAAATGAGTCTCACATGATTGACTATATGCGCAACAAACGCGGTTATGAAGGAGAGTATATTATGCTCGATGAGACACCTGATTACAAACCAGAGAAACATATCAACGTAGTTTCTTCAGTTTGTCCTTGTGCTGGATTGAGCTCATTAAGTCGCTCATCGAATGCTGACTCAGCCGTAAACGAATGGCTTTATACTTCTGCTGAATATGTACTAGGTACTGTTCAACCAGACGTATTCTGGGGAGAGAACGCTCCTCGACTTTATTCGGATTCTGGAAAACCAGTCGTTGATAAACTTAAGGCTATTGGAGAACGATACGGATACTCCTTGTCCTTATATTCAACCAAATCGACTCATCACGGAAACCCTCAGAAGCGTCCACGCACATTCTATTTCTTTACAAAAGGATTTGATGAAGCACCGCTCATTCCATATTACAAACGTGAACCAGAGAGTCTTAAGGACCTATTAACTCGACCATATCCAAAGGACGACCCTATGGCTGTTCTAGTCAATCCTGAGGATCCTCTCAATGACCCATGGATTGCATGGTGTGTTCACTCAAAGGGTGCTAAAACTATTCAGGAATTCTATGATATTGTTGACACGAACATTTCGTTCAAGGCAAATCAAAATGGATGTTATCCGAACAATAGTTTCCACGAAGCCATTAAATGGATGGACGAGCAATCTGAGGATGAATCGCGCTCGGAAAAAATCCGTGAGCGTTTCAGACGTGCTGCTCGAAGTGCTGAACGTATGCAAGCAAAACTTGACCAAGGATTAGGTTATTGGGGACATGGAGCGTATATGCCAAAGGATACAGTTATTCCATCTTTGGTTGCTTCTATGCCTCTTGAAATGGTTAACCCATATGCTGGAACATTCCTGACTGTCCGTGACTGTTTCCGTCTTATGATGATGCCTGACGACTACACTCTTAAAGGCGAAACCGAGGCTGATTTCCGCAAGCAGATTAACCATGTTTGTCAAAATGTACCTCAGTCTACGGCTCGTGATATGATGGAAGGAATTGTTAAGTATCTCACCGGCGAAGCTGACATGGTCAGAATCAATGGAGGAATTCTTAAGCAATCAAACCTCCGTCAAGAGCATACTGTCATTGACGAAAAGCCTCAAACGGCTGAACTATACTAAACTGATAGGATGAGTATGACACACGCTATACGGGTTAAAATATCTGATTTGGTTGCCAACTTTGGCTCATGTATCTTCACTCAGATGTACGACCATGGCTTTGATTCATTCTCACTTGAAGTTCTCCAAGCGGCCGCTCTCGAATTGCACAAGATTCAGAGCGGCCAATATGAGGACGACAATGAATTGGTACTAATGCTTGCTCCTTTAGTTGCTTTGTACCGTGATAGGAATGACATTCCAGACGACTGTAACATCATCGTTGACATGGAAGAAGCCTCATATGAGGATGTATGCGATCGGTTTGGGCTGAACTTCCGCAATCAATTTAATTAAAGTACTTATTTACATTTCGTCTATTTTATGATAGAATCTACACGACACCAATATAAACCATGAACTCAATACACAAAGATGAGACACTTGAGGTCGTCTATCGAGACGTCAAGTACAATAAAATTCTAACCACGCCAGGCGAGATGTTCGACTCTATGCTTTCATATGATGAACCTCTAGACCTGTATGTAAGTGACTGCTTCGGTAAATGGAAACAGGCCAGAATCGACATTGCTAACTGCGATAGTAGCAATATTATCAAGGTTGAACTTCATGCTGGTCACGACACCAAAGTCATATTTGACCGTGATATTTACTTAGGTAGCAACACCATAGTACAAAACCACACTGGACAACCAGTTCAAATTGGAGACTTACAACCAAACGACCAAATCGCAACGGTAAACGGACCGATTAGAGTTATTAGCAATGCTCCAGCAGACATTGATAGTTCAAGCTTTTATAATATTACATTCTTGGACGAGACAAAATGGTTTCGACTAACATATTGGCCAGGAATCGTATACCGAACAAACAACACAACAATTTAAATCTATGAGTAAACTATTAGACAAACTACAAAAAGAGTGCAGAATCAAGGAAGCAGCTGTCATGGCCGATTCCGACTTTTTTGCTGAGAAGGAATTAGTATCCACACCGGTTCCTATGATTAACGTAGCGCTTTCCGGAACAATCGACGGAGGCCTTGGAAACGGATTAACAATGTTAGCAGGACCATCAAAGCATTTCAAAACAAACTTTGCTCTATTGATGGCTGCTTCTTATTTGCACGCCAAACCTGATTCTGTTATGATCTTTTATGATTCAGAATTCGGTTCTCCTCAGTCTTATTTCTCTTCATTTGGTATTGATACAAGTCGAGTACTCCATGTTCCTATCAAAACTGTCGAAGACCTTAAATTTGATTTGGTAAACCAGTTGGAAAACATCGACAAGAAAGACGAAGTTGTAATTGTGGTTGACTCGATTGGCAACCTTGCATCTAAGAAAGAACTTGATGACGCATTGGACGCTAAGTCTGTTGCGGATATGACTCGTGCAAAGGCTATCAAATCATTATTCCGCATGGTGACTCCTTACCTAAACCTCAAGGATATTCCAATGTTGGCTATCAACCACGTCTATGCAGGACAAGGAATGTTTGCATCTGACGTTGTTTCTGGAGGAACCGGAATCTACCTATCATCCAATATCATCTTCACAATTGGACGACGTCAAGATAAAATCGGCACAGAAATCCAAGGATACCACTTTGTTATCAATGTTGAGAAGTCACGATTCGTTAAGGAGAAATCTAAGATTCCAATTTCGGTTTCTTGGAAAGGTGGAGTTGAAAGATGGTCTGGTCTTTTAGATGTTGCACTCGAAGGCGGATACGTTAAGAAGCCATCGAACGGATGGTATGTTTCTTGGAATCCTGCAACAGACACTCAAATCTCTCCTTCTAAAGTGAGAGCTAAGGATACCCTCAAAGGTGATTTCTGGGAACCTGTATTTGAGGATACTGATTTCGCTGATTTCATTAAGAACCGTTTCCAAGTAGCATCGGTTGCTATGTTTGAGGGAGACGACGAAGAAGAAGTACAATCTAACATTGCTTAAATTATGAAATCATACTATGAGAAATACACTGTTACGGAACCGGATGCAGATGCTCCGGTTCCTAATATGTCCGTCGTTGTAATCCAGTCGGGTAAATTCGCTGGGTTGCATTATCAATATGGAAAGGTAAAGTTCTCAGATGACTCTCCCGAGGTCTCATTTGAGATCTTTCCTGTTAAGATTCCGGAATCACTTGGATTAAGTGAGGACGAAAAGAACGATATTGCTAACGTAGAAGGCATATCAAAAACTACTGGTGATATTTTAGTACATATCATCGAGAATGCAGTTGCTGACGGCAACGAAACACCTACAAAATAATTACACATGGCACAATTACAAGACTTAATTCTAAATAACTTAATCAATCACCAAGATTATGCTATGAGGGTCTTGCCACACGTCAAAGCGGAATACTTCGAGGGAGCATATAGAGATGCTTACAGTCTTATTATTGACTTTGTGGCGAACTATAATAAACTTCCGACTCCGGAGATTCTAGAAATCGAATTTGGTCGGTCTCCATTGGTTAATGGAGATACGGCCGACGAGGTGTTTCATATCATTAAATCCTTTGACACGAAGACAGACACAGACCGAGATTGGTTATTTGCTGAAACTGAAAAGTGGTGTCAAGACCGAGCGGTTCATTTGGGTGTTCTTTCAGCTATTGATATTATTGCAGGAAAGAACAAGGATGCAACGCCTGGAATGATTCCAGACATTCTTAAGGAAGCGTTGTCTGTTACATTCGACACTTCGGTTGGACACGATTACCTTGGTGACATTAATGACCGTTTGGCGTTCTATAAAAAGGTTGAGAATAAAATACCATTTGATATTGAAATGCTCAATCGGATAACTAATGGAGGAGTAACCCGTAAGACTCTTAACGTTGTTATGGCGTCTTGCGTTAACCCAGACACTAAAGTGAAAATTCGCTATCGGAAAAAACGAGCGCTTTAGACTTCTTACGATGCGGGTCAGGTTGGTATGATTTGTCTCTTCCGACCTTCCAACCTTCCCGCATTGCAAGATGTTGGTCTACCTTCCAAACCCAAGCAGTTTCTCCGTTACGATGCATTTGGATCTTTCCGCTCCGTTTACGGTCGTTATATTTGTACAATCTGTATCCCTCTTTCATCTTTTCCTCAATAAGCTCTTCTTTAAACTTAGTCATTTTTCCATCTAACCACATCCATACCATGCCCTTCATTGCTTTACCACCTTTTGAACATATTGCTTTACGCTTCTTGTCTCTGTCTGGGTCGTCTTTTCTGATTCCCCATTGGGTGGCATTCTTAGATCTTTGTGACGCTGCTCCACCTAAAGTAGCATATTCTGATAGCATGTCTGGGTTGAATATACCAAGCTTTTTCTCCTGTTGGGTTTTTATACCACGCCGAATCCACTCTTTACGCTCATCTTTATGTTTGTCCGCAAAAAAACCAATTTTATTCTCCGCACACCATTTCCCCATGACTACTCGCTGTTGTGACGTTATATTAGCACCTAGCATGTACATAGCACGTAAATCATTCACATTGCCATGGATTTTCCACAACAAGAAATGAGCTATTATATGTTCACGCACCGTAAGATAGCAATAATTGCTTTCAACGTCTTCACCTCCCATATGCGAAGGCACGATATGGTGTCTATGATAACCACTTTTTCCTTTAACCCATTCTTCAGCTAAGTACTGAGTACTGCTGACCAACTTTTGATATATTTCCTTATACATTTTACTTAAATTATTGCGAGTTCTTGCCATTACGATGTTCTCCAATATAACCTATTTATACACAACTAAACTATGAAAAATACAGAATCCGACTACGAATACACCGAAGCACTTGTTCCAATCAGCGCTATCTCGAACTTATTACATGACAATTACATAGAAGTCGACTCACCAGACGGATGGGTTGAGGTCTCAGACTATTTGGAAATCGGCGAATTTGAAGAGTACGTTGTTACTACTCCAAATGGATGTCGAGTGAGTTGCAATGCTGGACATAAATTTGAAACGACCTGCGGTTGGATGAGCGCCGAAATGCTTATGATGTATCAAGATACGCTTAAACACCATATGCACATTCTAACATACGACGGAACACACCAACCAGCACATGTCCATCTGACCGGTAGAACCGTTCCGATTGTTGATATTCAGGTTGAGCATGACAACCATAGATATTACACAGACGGATTATCATCACACAATACAGGAGCAGGAAAATCACTGTTCATGTGTCACTTAGCCGCAGCGGCTCTCAAAGCAGGACAAAATGTTCTGTATATTACGATGGAGATGAGTGAATATAAGATTGCAGAACGTATTGACGCAAATCTGTTGAATCGTGACATTGCAACTTTGCATGATTATGACGAAACTGAATTTGTTCGAGACGTAACTAATCTCGGTAAAAAGACTGTTGGTTCATTGACTATCAAGGAATATCCAACTGCATCTGCTCATGCCGGACACTTTAGAGCATTGCTTAATGAACTGAAGATGAAAAAGCAAACACAACCAGACGTTATCTTTATTGATTACCTAAACATCTGTTCGTCTTCACGATTATCATCCGCTACTTCCGGAATGAACTCATATGGATACATTAAAGCAATCGCCGAGGAACTCCGAGGTCTTGCAGTAGAATTTGACGTGCCGATTTGGAGCGCTACTCAGACAAACCGTGATGGATTTGGAAATACAGACGTTGACCTTACAAACACATCAGAATCAATTGGTCTATCCGCAACGGTTGACTTACAAATTGCTATGATTGTTACTGACGAGTTAAAAGAGCTTGACCAAGTGCTTATTAAACAACTTAAGAACAGGTATAATGATTTGAATCCATCTACGTTTGTGGTTGGGTGTGACCGTCCAAAGATGCGGTTGTATGACGTTACAGATCCAACTGCTGGATTACAAGGGGCCGCAACAGCAAATGCAATGCCTGCGGTCGGTCAAACGCCATTTTCTAGTGGGACTACCTCTCCAGCATTCTCTGGTTTTAAGGTATAAATATGTCTAGGTGACGCAATCATTACAAACCTACATAGAAAAATGCAACATACAAACTATACACTTGACACACTAAATGAGGGTATTATGTCCTCACAACTCGCACAAGCGCTACAGCTTATTAACAAATACATGTCTAGAAAGGTAGGCGTTAAATTTACCTACATCCGCGGCATGGAAAAATTTGCTGGCGGCGACACTGGATTCGGAGTTAGATTCGTATCGGCTAAAAAGGGTTATTCCTTCCGACTAAACTTTAAGTCTTCACAAGCAGGACAAAACAATGTTTCGTCTGTTGATGTCTGGCGCGGCTATTCAAAAAAGGGAACTCGCTTAGACTTTGAAGGAGCGGTATCATTGGCACAAATCCTGCCTCTTATCTACAAAACAATTATCGGCAAAACTCGTAAGGGAATCACTCGAGTAAGTCCTGCAATGTCTGGCGGCGTAACCGACATGAACGAAGACATCGAGGATAATGGCGTAACCTATATCACTGAGAGTGCAAAATCCGACAGCTTACTTGCACCAGAAAAAATCTACGACCAAATCGTTAAAATGTTAACATCCGGTAAGTTTGTTAAGGGACACGTTTGGAAACGCTTTAAATCTGCTGGATTTAAGATCTTTGAAGCCATGGAGGAAAGACACGGCGACCTTATCTTCAAGGTTGGTAGTCGTTATCAAATCGAAGGCGAAGGCGACGGTTACTCAGAACTTAAGTCAAGACTCGCCGAGGATAAAGAAGCATTGCTTGATGCTGTTGGTGCAACAAAAGTTAGAGTAACAAAATCACCAAAAACTGTTATTAAGAACGACGCTGTTACTGACAACCTTGAAAAGAACCGTGAGCGTCTTACGTTTGAGGTTCAACTGCAAGATATGGAGCGTCTTCTACGTATGCTTCTCCGTGGTTCATCAAACGCAATGTTTGTTGCAGGACGCGGTGGTATTGGTAAGACATTCACGGTTGAGAAGATTCTTGCTGAAGCAGGACTTCGTGACGGTGCTGGATACTTTAAGAATACTGGCTCAGTCTCAACTGCTGGTATGTACTCTTTGTTCTTCAAACACCGTGAAGGTATCATCCTCTTTGATGACTCCGACGATGCTCTTAAAGACCAGTCTTCACGTAACATCCTCAAGGCTGCTACGGATACCAAAAAGGTACGTAAGTTGGTTTGGAACAAGATGGGTGCAAATGTTGCCGATCCTGACGAAATGACATATGACGAAATCGAAAGCGCCGGCTTGATTCCACGTCACTTTGAATTTACTGGAAAGGTTATCTTTATCTCTAACTTGTCAATGGACAAGCTTGACCCAGATGGCGCTCTACGCACTCGAGCATTCATCGTTGACATTGACCCAACAGACCAAGAAATTTATGATTTCATGCGGAAAATTGTGGACGGCATTCCGCTTGAGGAGGGTCTGACACTCAGTCATGCCGACCGTCTTGAGGTTATTCAGTGGCTTGAGGATGGCACCTCAAAACAATCTGCCAACCTTCGTAAACTTGTCCGCGGACTCAATATGCTTGCTGGAGCTATTGCTGATGGACTCAGTATTGATAAGAAGGAAATGACTCGTATGATTTCTACATACGCGTAACAACAATCTCATATCACCTAGGCGTCTCTGCACTTTATGTGTAGGGACGCTTTCTTGTATAAATAAACAATATGGAACAGCAATTTACACGAAGAGTTTTAGCAGCTCTAGCAAATTTCGGATTCTCACCAGTAGTTCAAGAACTCCACCCAATGGTATTTAGAAAAGTCAGAGGTCTTTTAACAACAGGAGTACCAGAAGTAGTACTTGGTATTAGTTCTCCAAATCCAACTGGATGGGGACAGACCTTCGTTGGACGATTTATCGACGGTTCATTCTTTTATATCAAACGCGGAGTGCTTGTTGGTGACTCATACCAGAAGGACACAGATCTCCTTGATGCAGTCAGATTAAATCCAGTCAACGAATGCGAGGTTGATTTGGACGCCTTTGTTGAATCTATTCTCAACGAGGAAGACGACGAGATTGATGATCTCATTGAATCTATTCTGGATGATCTCGGCGAGGACGAATCATTAGATGAAGTATTAACAGCACAACAACGGCGTGACCGGAAGAAAACCATGAGGCGTCTTGCACCTAAAATGGCAAGGGAACGCGCCAAGAAGGCAAAACGACGTGCTACACGTGATGACCTTGTTAAACGTGCTCGCAACCGTGCCAAAAAATTGGTTATGCAGAAACTCCTTAAGGGTAAATCTTTAGATAACTTAACACAAGCAGACCATGAGCGTCTTGAGAAAAAGATGCAAAAACCAGCGATTAAAAACCGTATTAATAAGATCGCTAAAAAGATGATGAAACAAGTAAAGGCTGATGAGAAAGCAAAATGGGCAAACAAAAACAAGGAAAAATAAGCGAAATAAAGGACAACGTCCTGTAGCATTTCGTCAATTTATTCTAGACAAACAACCAACAGTTATGCTGTATGGAGTGTTTAATCCTCCTACAGCAAAATTAGCTCGTGTCTTTGAACAAGTAAAGACTATGGCGTCTAAAGGTGCCGCATATGCTATAATAAGTCCCAATAACAACAATACAATTCTTGACTACGCAACGAATATTAAGTTTTTGCGTAAGATGTATCCTTCTCATGCTAGAAGTATAAAGCAGTATGATGATGTCACTAATATCCGTGAAGCGGTAAACAGAACTAGAACAGACAAGAACGTCTATGTTAAAGTTATAAACATGACAAACGAAGTGCTTGAATCTGATGCAATAACAGAGGTTATCTCTGTAGCACATCCGCATGATTCGACTGCTATGTTGTCATTTGTAAAGCAAAACAACTTTGACTCATTTACTAAATTGTTAACCGACGAGTTTAATGAGGCACGAAATTTGTTTAATACTATCCGAACCGCGCTTGGTCTTGAACCAATGTACTTTGGAGAAAAAGTCAACGAAAATTCTGATTCAATCCGTGAACAATATATTACTGACAAGATATTTAAAGTCGGTGATGTTGTTCAATATAAACAACAAACAAAAACAATTGTCGAAAGACACACGAACCATGTTACGTTATGTGATGGTTCTAACGTGTTTATTCGAGACTTAACTATTATATAAATCTAACTATGCTTACCTTTATGAAAAACCTATTTAAAAAAATATTCGGACGCAAAACCACGTCTACGGACACTGACAATCTTATCGGAGGAGTTATCCCACCATCAGTATACGATCTAATCATTGAATACGAAGTTGGTGGCAAATCATATTACAACAAACGCCTCGCAAAGCCAACATATCCGGGCGGTGCATCTGGTGTTACTATTGGAATTGGTTATGACCTTGGATATAAGAACCATGCACAATTCAAAAACGATTGGGGCGATATTTTAGACGCCAAAACTTTCTCACGTCTTGACAAACAAATTGGCAAAAAGCGTGATGACGCCAAAGCGGCTGTTAGTTCTTTGCGTGACATTAAGATATCTTGGAATGACGCTGAAAAAGTATTCAGAACAGTAACCCTTCCACGATTCGTACAACGAACAAAACGAGCATTCCCAGGCTCAGCTAACTTACATCCTGTTGTATTTGGAGTTTTGGTCTCATTAGTATTCAACCGTGGTGGTTCCATGCGTGGAGGTTCACGAAAAGAAATGGCGGCCATTCGAGATATTATCGCATCTGGAAAGGCGGATGGAAAGACATATAAACAAATTGCATCTGAGATTCGTAGCATGAAACGCCTGTGGCGTAATAAAGGACTTGATGGTCTATTGAAACGACGCGACGCCGAGGCAAAACTAATCGACTCTGTTGCGTAATAGATAGAATATAACAATGGCTGGATTACTAAAACGAATTGGAGACACGGCATTTGCTTTACGATTTTTGCGTCTATTGACTATGCCGTGGACTAAGACTGCGGCATATAAAGCGGGTATCATTGACGACGAAGGAAACAGAATTAAAAAGCCTGAAACGTCTGAAGAGAAAGCCGCGTATACCGTGTTTATCCGTTTGACCTTTAATGTTAGACGACTTCTCGCAAAGGTTCCAGTTATTGGAAAACACGTCCTCAGCAGATATGCCGCGGCTTTATATCTCATCAAGGAAGAAACTGGAGCTGACGAAACGGACATATTATGGTCTATCTCTGAGGCTACAGGAGTTGAAATCACCGACGAAGATCTTGCTGAGATACTTGCTGAAAATGATGATACGTCCGGACTCCAATGGGGCATCTATACACTAACCAATGGCTCAAATGTCTTGGTTGAAAACGGAACGCCAATTGGAACATTCTTAGGAATAGATATCTTCCAAGGGATTGAACGTGATACGAATGAAAAGATAACATTCTCAAAGTACGACATTAACACACAAAAATAAAAGACATGATACTAGACCTAAGATGCCCAGCCTGCTCTCGCTTATATGAATTGACATGGGATGATTCACGGCTTGACTTTGACGATTTGGAGGAAGGAGTTGATTTCTCCGGCGAAGACTTCTCCGATGAAGATACTCCAACCGTTTGTCCATTCTGCGGCGAATACGGCGCAACACCAGACGCATAAAAGAACAGCATTCTCTGCGGTTTGTTGTTTTAGCCATAAAACTATATCAGAAACCGTAAATCAACAAAACAGGGCTATTTCTTGGGTTTTACCGAAAATAGGGTCTTGGAGCCATTATAAACAAAGGGTTCTAGGACCCTATTTTTTAGGTCTAGAAACTGGGTCTATTCTGCGCTCAGTCAGGAAAATACTTTAAAGTACTTATTTACATTTTGTCTCTTTTATGATAAGATGTTTCTGCAACAACCCAATTATACTATGACAAGCAACTTTGAGAATTTACTGGACCAACTTGAGACCACGTGCGGACATTTACCTCCAATCTTCATATACACTCCAGATGGAGACTGCGAGCAAGTTCTAATTAAACGAACAAATGGAGATTACTACGTAATGTTCAACGGCAAACGAGATACTATCACCCGCCTAAAGTCTAAAAATTGCCGTTGGTCTACTTCGCTGTTTTCCAACTACGAAGATTGTTTACAATTTTAAGATTCGGATAAATATATCGTGAACCGATATGAAACGATACCTTATTATGGTGGCGTGTAACTTTTTATTGCGCATCCTCACAAACCGCCTACGTTCCTTAAGACACTCCTACGGTCAAAACATTTTGGAAATTCGAGACATTTCTGAAACCACAAAGGAGGACACAGACGACACGGAGATCGCAATTCAATCTAAACGAAATGAGAACATTGAACTTATGTTGGAGATTGAGGCTTGCCATAACAGCGTTCGTGCCGTTTCGAGTATAAAAAAGTACTATAAATAATCACATGAAAAAACAGCAAATAGATGTTATTGTCCGCGAGGGCATCGAACAAAGAGCAGTTAAGAATCTAGCAAGCGAATATCAAGTCCACGCCATTACAACAGAGTATCCGGGCGTTATTACAATCTTCGGAGGCCAATCCGAGATTCTTAAAGTTGGCGCATGGCTTATGGGTCCTATGATGAAAGTCAAACCTGCTAAAGTATTAGATTACTTTACTAAGATTGGACCACGGGTCAAACCACTTTCGCTTGAGATTCAGGTGATGAATGTTAAGCAAGCCATTTCCGAACTGAAGAAACGCAAAATCAAAGCTGAGACACTCGAAGGTTCAGATGACGTTTACGCCGACATTTTGGTACATATGCCTGACATCCTTTCACGCATGATTGTCCTACGGTGGATGCTGGATTCCAAAGACTATGTAATCTCTGATATTGAGAGTTACTATAACGGAATCTTAAACGAGTCAGCTGACACGCCGCCAAGCAATCCTCTAATCGCTGCTGCAATTAAATCCCTTTCAAACAAATCTATATTGGACGACAGTCCAAATAGTTAGTATTCTGCGTTGAATACAGGGCCTCGGAAGAGGCCCATTTTTTGTGTTTACGTTAAAGCCTTGCGGACTTTATCAAACAATTTTTTAGCATCTGGAGAATCGGCAAATGCAGGAGGCAAGACCTCTTTAAAGGATTCAAAATCTCCATTTTTCGCAAAGTTGCGTAAATCAGTTCCAGAGACTCCTTTGGTTCTATCACCAGATGGTTCAACCTTTAATACGTCAAACGAATAATAGTTGTCTTTATTTGGAACATCCACTCCGTTATATTTACCAAGGAGATTTGTGAACTCCTTAACTCGGTCAGCGCCAACAACGAAATGTACTTCCGTGTATCCTTGCTTATACAAGTGTGCAAGAATCTTAAATGCGGTATTCAATGATGGGTCAGTTGAGATGTGTTTCGCATGGATCGGAAACATCTTCTTCATAAACTTAACCTTATCGCTGAATTGCAAAGGATTCTTTTCTCCTTTACCGTTTGGTGATGGACATATTAGGTAGTCGTTTCCTTTGGCTAATTTCTTAACCTCGTCAATTAATACTCCATGTCCCTTTGTTGGCGGATTAAATCTACCAAAGGTGAAGTAAACCTTTTTCGGCTTTGAGCTTTTGACCGCTTCTACAAATGTTGCAAATGTTTTCATGTTTGTCGTGTTTAGTGTTCCCAACCGTGGAGAATATCGTTACTGAAGTTGTTGTGACTGAACTCCAGACGGTCAACAAGTTTAAGCATAGACCCAGCGTTCTTATGGTCATATACTACGAAACCTTCGTGGCCTACATATTCAAAACCATCTCGTGTACGAACCAAAGTTGAAATCTTTGATACGTTGTCAAGGTGCTTCATTATCATAAGCTTTGCCTCGACGATAGATTTTTGTAATTCATAAATCTTGATTAGGTTTTTCTTGTTCTCTTCTGAGAAAAATTCCATTATAGTATCCCTTCGAGCTCTAGCCGATGTCTTTCCGCGTTCTGATTTTTTAGAATCAATATCCTTTCGGAATCGTTCATCAAACCAATCAAGAAGTTTCTCAACGTGCTTTTTAGGATCCTTAATAAATTCTCCTTGGCGGACTCGAGTGTTGTTAAATGTTTCCAATTGACCTGCAAACTTTGGATTCTTAAGCAGAACGTCAATCGTGCTTTTACCAATCTGTTTTAGAATCTTCCGTGCTTCATTTACTTTACGTTTAAGCACTTTAGCGTCTGCTGATGTGAGTAGGATATTTCCAGACAAGTCACGCAAATGAGCTTGTTGCATCCACACCTTAGGTGTCTTGGATAGTTGTGAAATATCAGCGGTTGGTCCAGGCTCAAGAGAATCCAATGAGTTTCCGGAATATGTTGTATGCCATACTACGCCAACCTCAGCCTGCATGATTTCTTTTCCGAGGTCAGAATCTACAGGAACAGCATAAACGATTGTGTTCGGTTGGAACGTAACCATCTTAACACCGTCGATTGTTTTAACCTTAAGGTCAGACTTAGTGAATAGGAAGTCTCCGTGGAGCACTCCTTTGATGTTTAGATTCTTGAAATATTCCAACGCCGCCAACATCTTTGACTGGAGGTCTCCAGATGTATCCGCTTTGACGTCTTCAGGCGTCTTATACACCTTCGGAACCTTATTGAATAGACTCTTTTTGGCAACGAAGAATTGGCCGTCGTCTGGGTCAATTCCACAGAAAACCGCAGGAGCACCGTCAAACTTGATATTAACGTCATACGGTTTGTTTGCGTCACCGGACATCATATCAATGACGCCCTCAAGAGAGTCGATAGCGTCTTTAACTCCTTGTACTCCGCGGTATAGAATAGTGTCCTCGACGTGTGTCAAGTGGCCGTTGTTTTTCTGGCCTTCTGTAATGTATTGTCTGAATGTGGCAGTCATTATAGTCATATTTATACGAACTTTTTCGTTTACATTTGACCAGTTTTGTGTTAGAATAGCTATGAGAACACAATTATTATGACAATTTATAGAACACCAGCACAAAAAGCACAACTATCAGTTGAAGACCTTGGAGACATCATGGGCAAGTCCGTAAACGTCAGCCAAGGAGGCACACAGATGAGAATTGTAGTCAAATTTGTTGAGATCTATAATGGTCGAATCACTGTTTCTGAAGATAACTTTAACTACTATGTAATATGAAAAAGCTACAAACACAAATATTCTATCTAGTCGACTCGAAACATATGAGTCCGCCATCACATGACAGCAATCGAGTAAAGCAGGTCCTAACCTTTCTGTATCCAGTCCACTTGCACGTCATTCCGTTCAACAGTTCTGAGGACAAGGAACTAATTATCAAGTTTGTTAAAAACACGATTAGAATCTATATGGACCCGTTGTATCCAGTTTGCTTTGCTGGATTTGGCCTTGGCGGAACGCTTGCTTCAATACTCGCTGAGCACTATTCAACCACGTCTATTCTAGTCGAGCCGGAACTTGTTGGTCCAGATGGAGCACCTATCATCACCGACCACGGAGTCTATTCAACATTGCCAATTGTCATTGACCTGCTTGGTCCAAAAAGTCCACGGTATACACACCTTGGATTTGAGATTATCGGATTGGATGATAAGGATAAGATGAAAGAGTACATTTCAAATTCTGACTATATTGATTAGTCTAATAAATACAAACACACGACTTTATTAGACAAAATGGAAGAGCAGAGCAAATTATCATTCGCAAAACGGTTTTGTGAAATAGCCGTAATAGCAACCTGCGGAACGCTTCTATACCTTTTGTATATTATCTAATCTTTATCGTTTACAACACTAGCAATATATTATAGAATCTTATATCAGCTGGACATAACATCACAAACCTATGCCAAAGAAAAAATTCATTAAGCCTGAGCCGCTCCTAAAACTTATTAACTCCCATTTGTTTACCACAACATCTTTTGATTCTGTTGTTCGTATTCAACAAACACACGAAGGCAAGTATTATATTCATGTGTTTAATATCAACCATCCACAATCTATTCCGGTTGAGGAAGGAGACCTTCAAGCATACATTGACCATAAAACCACGTTAAACGTATCAACAGGTTTAGGAGTTGACTTTGCATTGCTTCCGTTAGCACCAATTGTGCCTCGGAAGTTAAAGACTGATAAAAATGGCAACATTAACACCGCTAAATTGATTCCAATCGCCGCAAAATATGATGTTATTCTTACAGATCCCCGCGGCCGAGTATATACCGTTAAGCCCGGTCGAGGCGCAGACTCTCTTGAAGTTTACAATGCGCTAGATAACAAACGAGTGGCTGTTGTCTTCGACGAAAGCCCATTTGAATCAGATAAGAAATTCACGTTATTCCACAATGACGGTCCTTTGAACGGACTTGACCTTCGTCTGTGGAAAATCGTAAAACCATAACAACCAACAAATTTTAATATGAAACAAACCAAATACACTATTACACCTACATCATGGACAGTAACACCAACGGACCCAAGCATGGCCGAGGAAGGCCAAACTGAAATTTGCTTGGACTACGATAGTATTATAACTTTACGACAGCCGAACGGCGACGGTATCTCATTTGACCTTGACGAATGGGAATATATTGTTGACAAGGTGTCTGACATTATTAAAGCCCACGCCGAGCTTGACAAAAGCATCAATGAAGACATTGAAGGTCCTTGGCCAGAAGACATTCCTCTGCCGCATAAACGCAAAGGTGTAACATATAAATTTGGTGGAGAGGTTGGAAATTTGAAGAACTTCACCAATGTTATTGTCTATAATGAGTTCGGTGATAAGACTTGGTCGGATATCAATCCGTGGAGCTTCAACGAAGTTCCTCCGAAAAATTACCGTGAACTCCTCTGCGCTTTTGTAAAAAACAACAAGTAAATCATATTATGCTCCTTATTATATTATTTCTATTCGTCGGCTGTTTTGCATCCTTGGCTCTTATCCGAGTGCCTAGGCTATGGATATTCCCATTGGCGGCCTTTAACACGCTGATCTTATCTGCACCCCTGTGGATATTGACATAAAATACCCTAAAATACTTATTTACATTTGGTCCATTCTATGATAGAATGCTTCTGCAACCAAATATATTATGACTATTAAAGAAAAGCGCGAAGCGCTAATGTTCGCCAAGATTGACCTTGAATATTCAACCGAAACGGTCAAGAAGTATAAAAAGCTTCTAGCTGAAGGCAAGTCCCATCCTTTCGGTGAACATATTGACTTGGACCTTGGAATTAAAGCTCACCGCAAAGCGATGAGATACCACCGCAAATTAATCAAAGAATTAAGCAAATAATGCAACCTAAAATATTGGCACTCTCCGCTAATGCAAGAGTAGGTAAAGACACGTTCTTTAAAGCTCTGAAATTGGTATATCCTGAACTGAAAATCAAACGCTTTGCTTTCGCTGATGCCGTCAAAGACGACTTGGCGGAAGAAATCAAAGACACCTATGGCTTCAGCGTATATACGCAAGATTCAGAGCAAAAGAAGCAAATCCGTCCACGGCTAATTGAACACGGCGAAGGCTCGAAAATCGCTAATCCGACAATCTGGGTCGACAAGGTATTTAACTCTATTGCTGAATCTGATTGTGACTTAGCGGTTATTACAGACATACGCTATCCAATTGAATTGGAACATACAAGACTCCACGGAGGAAAAATTATCCATCTAGAGCGTGACGGAATTGGACCTGGCTCCGACTTGGAGCGTGAACACATTCCAACTATTGCTAAACAGGCGGATTGGACATTTAAGATTGATACGGTTGAATCCAATCCAACCAAGGCAATGGCTATACAACTCTTTGATTGGGAACATAAAAAGGAATTAACTTGGTAGATTAAACCAACACAACATACATGACAACACACAATAAAATTAATATAAGAGAAGCACACGGAGATTCTAGGCTTAAAAACGCAATTCACCGTCTAATCCATGCAGGCCATACAGTATCATTATCAGATGACAAAGTCCGATATGTGGTGGACGAAGAATATATGTCAGCCTCCGATATTGTAAAGCGTGCCTCGAGCATTATTTCTGGAATCAGCAAAAAGACTGCTAAAAAGAGCGTAAAGCATGGTGAACATCACCGAGCCAGAACAATCGAAAACAACAAATTGTCAACATTAAAGGGAAAAGTCGATTACGACACGGCATTGGAAGACCAATATGACGTCCCTACTGGCCACGTCGATGATATTCGGTCGTATTGATTAACTGTCTATAAATACTCATAACATACACCTAAACACACAAACTAATGAATACAATAGACGCATATAGACGAATGAAACAACGTGCTCTTAATGAAGCCACGTTGTCAAACAGCCAAATGACACGACTTACCGAAGCCGATGAATACGACCTTGACGTTACCGACGTCCGCAGAGCAGTGACCTCCTTAAGGGATGCTGGGCTTAAGAAAGTGACGCCGAACGTATCGTCTGGAGTCAACGCGGTTATCGTCACCGCCAAATCACGAAGTGACAAACGCAATCTGGTGATGTGGATGCTTCAGAACGGATGGGAAAAGCGAGACATCGCCGACCTGTATCCTGACCTCGGAAAGGCATAGGAATCCACCTAGCAAGCTGCAATACCGGTCTTTCCTCAGTGGGAGACCGGTATTTTTGTGTCTAGGCGGAAAAAAGGCAAAAAAAGGCAAAATACTTTAACTTTGTCGTTTACATTTGACCAGTTTTGTGTTAGAATCTATCTGAGACAACCAACCAAATATTATGAAACAAGTCACTTCCAAATCCATCCTCGAGAATCCTACTGATTACCCACACGGAACGATCTTCACCGACATGGAGGACATCTTCTCCGACGACAAACAAAAATTCATCGTTCTTGGAACCACTCTTTCCGAACGGACCATGATTGAATACAATCCTGAATTTCCTGAGGATATGTACATCTATTCATACTCTGAATATTTGAACTCCACCGACACCGACGTAACCAGCGAATACGAACGCGAACAATTCGTCAAAACTCACTAATCCGACCTATTTCATCACCAACCACTCAATATTATGACAAAGACATCAAAACTCAATTCCCTCTCCGGCATCTGCACGACTTGCATCGAGAATATCCTCACTCCAGCATCTGCTGTCAAAGTCTGCCTACGGAAGTATGACGGAAAGCCCACAAAGCAAAGCAAAGTCGTCCGATTCATCTCTGACAACGGCTCAGTTACCCGCCGTGAATTGATTGAAAAATTCTCCCTTAACGAGGGCGAGGAATACCAAAATCGTCTCCACCGTGGATACTTATCCGATCTCCTCCAACGCCTACGCCTTGGTGGTTTGGTCAAACACAATGAGGAAGGTAAGTACGTCCTCACCAACCTTGGTGCTCAATCAATCATCCTTGCTGATACTGCAAAGGACCTTGGAATTCTTTAATTCAACTTTTTATATTATGAAATTACCAACATCATCCCTAATCTACGCCGCTGGATTCACGTCACTCTTCACGATAGGCAAATGCTATTACGACCATATCAATAATGAGAAGCCTGTAGAAGCCCCTCCAATTGAGGAGAGCGTAAAGACAAAAGAGCGAATCGTACTTGGCGGCTACGTAAGTGTCAAACCTCCAGTTCAGCCCGTTTTGGTTGAAGTCCAAAAACCAGTCAAACCTGTTTTGGTCAAACCTAAAGTACGCCACTTTTCTGCTCGATTGATTTCAGGAATCAAGCATTTCGAGAACGAACCGCTTGCTAATAAACCCGATGATTACGTTGACCACGCTCGGTTTGACAAACTCGGAAAGGTCACGGAAATCGGATACGGTTTCACTCACAATATGGTCGATGCTGGTATCCGCTTCAAAGTTCTCACTAAGGGATACACTCTGCCAAAAAGCATGACCAAGGCTGAGGCTGACGCATTCCTAGTCGATAAGGCTCTGCCAATCTGCGACAAGTTGGTCAATCATTACACAACTGCTGAATTGACTCTCCATCAGCGAGAAGCCTTGATAATGTTTGTCTATAACCTCGGTGAGGGAGCACTTAAACAACTTAAAGTCCACAATGACGTATCGACTGTTCCAAATCGGATGCTTAGATACTGCCATTGCAAGGGACGGACTATCAAAGGCTTGGTCCGCCGCCGCAAGTTCGAAGTAGCCTTTTTCAAATCAAACATCTAATTATATGGAAATGGAAACACTAAAAACACCAATCAGAGCATTCATCGACGTAGAAACATCCGGTCTCGACTACACAAAGCACGCAGTATATCAAGTAGCCTGCATTGTCGTTGATGAAACCGGAAAGGAACTTGGCACGTGGTCAAAATTATTCATCCCACCAGCAGGCACGGAATTCTCCGCAGGAGCCGTTGAGATCAATGGATATGACCTTGAGCGCATCAAAGCAGAAACCACATTGGATTATGGCCAAGCCCATGCAGAATTTACAGAATTCTTATCTCAATTCGTGAACCGGTATGATAAAACCGACAAACTTAATTTCGTGGCTTACAATGCTCCATTTGATAGCGAGTTTGTTCGGTCTTGGTTTTCGTCTGCTGGAGACAATTTCTTTGGAGCATACTTTTGGAATCCTGCCATGTGTGTTATGCAAAAAGCGGCTTGGGCATTTCCTGAAGCACGTCCAAAATTCCCAAACTTTAAACTTGGCACATTATGCAAATTGACCGGACTCGGATGGGAAGATGACGAAGGACACGACGCTTTGTATGATATTCGCAAAACCATCGAACTAAGCAATTTTATTGACGCCACATTCTAATAAATATACACCGCACGATATGAACAAGAATTTATTACAATCGGTTTATGTTGGTGCGATGCTACTACTCATTCCACCAACAATCCTATTATTAACATACCTATCATCATTAATACTATGACACAAGAAACTACATATGAAGAACTGCCGCCCTTGGAGAGTTCCTCGGCATTTCAGCCAATTCTTAAAACCGATTCAGAAATGACCGAAATCTTTGACAAATTAAACCGAATCCCTTCGCTGTATATGGAGGACGGAACCAAGGTTGACGTTATTATACCAAATCCAGACAATACAATTGATATTGTTGCAAATGATTCTATTCTTTTGACGATTCCGAAAAATTGTTCGGTTCATTTTAGAACGCGGTTTGTTGAAATCACCGTGACGGATTCAAGCCTATTTGAAACAACAACTTTATTATACCGAGGAAACTAATGAATATCGACGAAATTGAATTACACGAAGAGCTCGCCTCAATAGTTGAGATATTTGTCGGCGGCCGTCCGTCAACTATGTCTAATCTGAAGGAAGTCTGGCCGTTGCTATATTATTATCAGCAGGAAGTCGTAAAAGCTTTGCTAGACCAATATCATTATCAATACTCAATATTATTCAGGCCAACCTCAAATAACTCGAATATGTGGTGCAAATGTGGAACACGAGCCGAGTTAGAACACCTGCAGTTTACGTCTGAAACGGACGAAGGACACGAAATCACTTTTGACCATATTACCGGTTACACCTGCCCTAGTTGTGAGGAAGTCTTTTTTGACGACGTCACCGCGGAATATATTAAAGAGCAGATGAATTATTTAAACATCGAGCGTATGCTTGAAAATTTACCAGAAGTTAAATAGAATGAATATGCCTAGAAAACTAATCGACGTTGCATTTGTTTTATGCATTTTGTTTTTTGTTGTACTTTTAAACTCTAATAAGTTTGTAAACTTACTCTATTCACTGATCCAATGAAAATTAATTTCAGCCATTATGACGACGAGCATTCAGTAAATTTAGTGCTGTATTTGCTATTTCTACTTTCGGTTGCTTCCGTGCCAATCGTGGTTATATGTGCGGTTGTTATGTTTCTATTCCATCTATAAATAAGTAACACATGAAAGAATTAACTCAACGAGACATTAGTAAAATCATCTCACACACTTTATTCTTATCACTTGATGACGACGCGGTGATGCACATTGTTCCAGACGAAGGGTCTAGTTTAGAACGGTACGTAATCAAAGTATTTCCATCAAAGCGAAAGTTTGAATATTACGACGGACAGGAAGTCGACTTTTCATTAAGTCGTGACAGCCGAGTTCTTACCGCGGTAACCGACAAAAAGACATACGAATTGCTCGGTCTTGACCGGATCGTACCAAGGCGTCTACGCATTATTGACAAAAACAAAGTGGACATGGTTGAACTTATGTCACACGCAAAGCGAGGAGACGTTTATTTTACATCTGGACAAGAGATCTTTACATTGGTTCCTGGCCGCCTAAGAGACACTGTTGACCTTGTATCAACCAGAAAGCTCAATGGGAAACCAGTAGCAGTATTTGATGAATACAATCCTTTGATAACAAACGGCCGTGAGGCATTCTCAGTCAGCGATGACTCAAGTCGAATTGATGGAATTCGTCTTTCAATGTGGCGCATTAAAGATAAACTTATTTAAGACATGAAAACATTTAGAAAATTCTTAACAGAGGACCTCGGAGTACTTACCGAGTCGTATATTAACTTGATTGGACCAAAAACAAATGATGAGCGTGAAAAATACGCTGACCAAGTTTGGGACCTATTGCAAAAATCGTATGCTGATATTGGTGGAATCCACGGCAATGGATTTTCCAGCAAACAGGACATGATTAACAACATTAAGTTCTGGAAACTCTCAAAATCAGGAGACAAAATCACGTCGGCAATCATGTATAAGGACAAGAACGGACGCAAAGCCGTAGCCCTTGGAACCGACGGAAGCAACGCTGGTAAGAAGGCGTTATTTAACACCCTCGGCAAAGAATTCTCACGAGGATATGCTGAACTGTCTGGTCCAGCACTACACGCCGCGGTAAAGACTCTTGGAGATGAAACCGCAAAAGCTGTAGCCATGGATTCTGACGATGCAGCTGATCTCCTAGGAAAAGATGTCACACATATGACTAAAAACTTGGTCGGTTCATTAAATGATGATGACATTAAGACATGGAACAAGTACGGTAAACTATTCCCTAAGTCATTCTACCTACGCAAGATCGGTCAGGAAATGCACCTTAAGATGATTCTTGGTGTTCCTGGCATTAAAATCAAGTAACACGTTTAAAACATTCTACAGCTCGGGCCTTTGGTGGTCCGAGCTTTTTTGTGTTCTAATTCTGAGATAAATATAAATAGAATGTTTATTACCAACGATCATTTCCCAAACCCTTTAGTCCTTGCCGAAATAGGTGATGCAAAGTGGATCTTGATGTGTGACTATATTTTTATAGACGAAGAACGCGGAATCAACATTAAAGTTCCTAAAGGATTCACGACCGATCTATATTCAATTCCAAAATTTGCACGGTCTATTGTTTCTAGAGTAAACGCTCAAGGACCTGCGGTTGTACATGACTATCTGTTTAATACTGTGTATTACGGCTCTGATGGATTAAAGCAGGCTAATGAGGTTCTCAATTTAGCAATGCAAAGACATTGGGCTCCTGTTTCTAGAATGAATAGAGCGCTTATCATGGCTGGACTTCGGTGTGGGTCAAAAGCGGTATATAAACGCAAAGTCAAAAACTTTTCTAAATTGCTTGGACCGGATGGCCGTCGTCCACCCCAAGAGCAGATAGATAAACTTATAACACGCACGATTGACGAAGACACAATGCGTCTGCTCTGCGGTACATAACACTCCCCAATATATTCCAAAATGAAAAAAGAAAACGAAACATCCGAGCGCCTATCTGCCGTGGCGCATTTCTTCTGGACAGTTAACCCAGTCATCTTAACTCTGTTTGCAATCAAATTGTTTATGATTGACGCATGGATTGTACAACATAGACCAGCACACCTCAAAAATCAGAATGACATTGCTGCATTGACAGCTCGACAAGACGCAACCGATACAAATATTAAAAACTTGTGGGGTGCAGTTTCTAGAGATAAACAACGTCTTGACCAAATCGAAGGCAAAACTGAAATCATCTCAGACATTATGATTTTTGGAGTCGATTCAAAGGCAGTTCAAGTTGACAATTCGGCGTTAAAGAATACTATCAAAAAAGCGGTTGCTGAAAATGCTACTTTAGTTGATGTTAAAAAGGTCGAACCTAAAAAGGAAGAACAAAAGGTCGAGCCTAAAAAAGCAGAACCTAAAAAGGAAGAACCTAAGGAAGAACCTAAGGAAGAACCTAAAACAGACAAGTAGCAATGTGGTTTTATAATGGGAAAGAATTTACACAGGACGATGTCGAGGACGATATGGTTGGGTTTGTGTATATCATAACGGACTCGGAGGGAAAGAAATACATCGGCAAAAAGAATTTCTTTAGGACTATTGTCCGCCCTCCCTTGAAAGGCAAAAAACGAAAGCGCCGTGAAGTAGTGCCGTCAGATTGGCCTGAGTATGTCGGCTCGAATGCAGTCACTCAACAACTCAAGGAAGAACGCGGTCTCAAGGAGTTCAAACGAGAAATCCTCCATATCTGCAAATCAAAAGGCGCATTAAGTTACCTTGAAGCCAAAGAGCAATTCGACCGAAATGTCCTATTGGATGATTCATATCACAACGGCATCATCCAATGCCGGATTAATCACTCTCACCTAAAAGAGTTGAAAAATACTTAATTTAGTCGTTTACATTTCGTCTATAATTTTGTATAATTAGTTACACTATGATACTAATTGATTATTCAGGTATAACGATGCCGATAGTTTTTACAATGTCGAAAGGCACTATCGAGCTCGAAAAAATGAGACACATGATTCTGAACACTCTCAGAATGTACAATGTAAAATACCGTCGGGACTACGGACAGATGATTCTGTGCTTAGACGGCGGGTCTTGGCGCAAAAGAGTGTTGAAAGAATACAAAGCGTCACGTAAATCAGGACGTGAAGAGTCCTCGATTGATTGGGACAAGGTTTGGGAAATTCTAAATGTTGTCAGGGATGAACTGATTGAATATATGCCTTACCCTGTTGTAGCAGTCAAAGACGCTGAAGCGGATGACGTAATTGCTACTTTAGTAAAATCAACGCAATCGTTCGGTCAACATGAACGAGTGATGATTGTTTCGTCCGATAAAGACTTCATCCAATTGCAGAAATATGGAAACGTCTCACAGTATTCTCCAATCACACGGAAAATGCTAAAGGACCCAAATCCAGTAAATTATTGCTTTGAACACGTTCTCCGTGGATGTGGTGGAGATGGCGTACCAAATGTTTTATCCGACGATAACACATTCATCACGGAAGGCAAGCGTCAGACTCCGCTTCGTAAGAAACTCATTGAAGAGTGGAAACAAGCAGGCAAGGAGAATCTGAAAGACGTTATGGACGAAAAGACATACAGAAACTACTGTCGTAACCTTATCTGTATTGACTTTGACCATATTCCAGAAGAGATACAAGACCAAATCATGTCAGAGTATCGTCACGCTTCGGAAATTGCTTCAAAGAATGAGGCAAAGGTCCTAAACTACTTGATCTCAAACAAGATGAAGATGCTTGTTGGTTCATGCTCAGAATTCTTTACAACACCTTAATATATACAAACATGGCATATCAAATACCAAAAAATAGCCCACGTGCTTGGGAAATCGTAAAAGGCATCAACGCAGCACGAACCGTTGATGAACGTGTGGAACTGCTTAAACAGAATCCACATTTCGGACTCAAATGTCTATTGCAAATCAACTTTTCACCAGAGCGTATCCAATTTGCTCTTCCTGGAGCGGAGCCGCCAACATGGAAAAAACATGACGTACCTTCGATTGATTTGAGCAAAGCAGTGATGATATTCTCACATCTTAAGAAAGATTCCAAGTCATTGAATCAATTTAAGAAGGAAGCAAAGTATGTACAATTGTTGGAATCAGTTGGCAAAGACGATGCTGAACTTATCATTCAAGCTATTGGACACGAAATGCACAAACGCAATCGAGGTATCACCGAGGTTGTTGTGGAGCGTGCTTTCCCCGGCCTAATTCTTAAACCTAAAAAGTAATGGTATACGATTATATTTGTGACGATTGCGGACACGAATTCCAACTTGTAACAACAATAAGCAAGCGGGATGAACCGTTGGATAAACCTTGTCCATCTTGCTCAGTTGAAGGAAAGGTACGTCGCCTTGTTGGAGCTCCTGCGGTATCATACCAAGGAGGTCGTACAATGCAACAACGTGCAGGTTCTGAATGGAATAATGTCCTTAAAGGAATCAAGAAAGCAGCCGGTCGACAATCCACCATTGAAACAAATTAAAAATACTTATTTACATTTAACTAAATTTATTATATAATAGCTCTCACAAACGAAACCCTTTCGTTTGAAACCAGAAAAAAGAAATATGAAAAACACACTAATCGCACTAATCGCACTCGCCGTTCCGTTCACCGCATTTGCTGGAGACAAGGAAGTACTTCCTGAACCAACACCTGCACCAATCCTATTTGTAGGAGCTGGAGCGGAACACATGGACCAATATGACACCGAGTACTACACCCTTAAAGGTGGAGCACGATTCGACATTACCGAAACTTTGAGCTATGCGCTCTTCGGAGAAGTCGGATTCGCTACTCTTAATTGGAAAGACGAAACAGTTGAAATCGTTCCAGTGACATTCAATGCGGACCTTCGGTATGACATTACTCCACGTCTATTCACATATATCGGAGCCGGCGCAGGTACAATGTATTGGAATAACCTCCCAGCCGCAGACGGCAATTCTTGGACCCTCGTTGGACAAGCATTCGGAGGCATCGGATACAAACTGACTGATTCAATCGAGATTTCCGCCCAAGGGCGTTACTTGGTCTCCGCCAAGGACTTTGATGATTGGACATACGGCGTGAACGTA